CCGATGGCGCAGGTCATGCTGGCCCGGAACACCCGCAACCGCAAGCCGCGGGCCTCCGACATCACGCAGTACGGCGGCGCGATGAAGGGGGACGCCTGGCTGCTGACCCACCAGCCGATCGCGTTCGACACCAACGGCGTGCTGCTCGACGGGCAGCAGCGGCTGTTCGCGATCATGGAGTCCGGCACCGCCGCCGACCTGTTCGTCATGTGCGGCATGCCGCCGGAGTCGTTCGACGTGGTGGACACCGGCCGCAGGCGCTCCGCGGCCGACACGTTGTACGTGGATGGCGAGGTCGACGTCAACCGCCTGGCCGCAGTGGCTCGCATGCTGTACGTGTTCGACGCCGACCCGCAGGGCGACTGGCGCAACCGGGTGAGCAACCACATCATCTCCGCGACGGTGAAGGCCAACCCGAAGCTCCGGGAGGCTGTCGCCCGAGCCCGGCCGATTGCCAAGGCGACCAGGGGCAACCTCACCGCCATGAGCGCCGGGGTGTACCTGCTCTGGCGGGCCATGTCGCCGGAGCATCCGCAGGTGCTCGCGTTCCTGGACGGCGTGGAGGTCGGCGTGGATGGCCGCGACAGGCCCAACGACCCACGGCTGCGCCTGCGCAACACGACGATCACCGCGGTCGACCGGAAGATCACCCGGGACTCCCGGCGGCAGCTGGCACTGTGGCTCAAAGGCTGGCGCGCGTACGCGCTCGGCAGGAAGGTCGAGTTCATCGGTTGGCGCAAGGACGAGCAGATGCCCGGCGTGTTCGTGGTCCAGCCCGATCAGGACGGGTCCGGGCCAGCCACGTAGGGCACGCCGTCCGCAGTCATCGCACCCCCGTCACGCCACTCCTGGCGAGGCGGGGGTGCTTCGTTGCCCAGCCCCCAGACCAGCGGCCCGAAGACGAGCACGGTGTAGATGATCACGAATCCATACATTCCCATCTCCATGCCTCCTTGGTATCACGCTGTACCAAGATTCTGGTAAGATCTGCACATGGACATGAAGCGAGATCTCCCCCCGGGTGTGGTCGCCATCGTCGATCAGGCCCATGCGTCGGCCGATGAGGGGCTGACGCTGATCCTGCTGGCCTACCGGCAGGCCGTGGCACAGTACGGCCCCGAGCTGGGCTTCGCCGCCGTGCTCAAGCGCCTCGACTCGTGGTCGCAGCGCAACCTTGCCATCGCCCTGCTCGCCGCGGTGCGCCGGCTGTCATGAGCCTCCGTCGCCAACGGGCCAAGGGCCTCGGCCGGGTCGGGGTTCCCACCAAGGTCGACCCGCTGACCAAGTGCAAGGTCTGCGGCGAGGCGTTCGACTGGTGCACCTGCGAGGGCGAGTGCGAAGAATGCGGGTACCCCAGAGACGACTGCGAGTGTGACGAGGACCGATGACCGACCAGACACTGCTGAAGTACATCGCGCCGGACGACGAGCCGGTGGAGGCGAGTTTCACCCTGGTGCTCCCGAGCGGGCCTGAGCTGACCGGCACCGTGCCGCTCGGGTACACGTGGGGCCAGTGGCGCTCCATGAGCGATGCCGACAAGGCGCAGGTCATGGACGACTTCCGGGAAGATCACTTCATCACCTCTGTGGTGGTGGAGCGATGACCGAGCCCACCCCACCCGCGAGGAAGCGGCGGACCCGCGCGGAAGCCCTGGCCGCCCGTGCGAAGTCGCAGCGCGCGTTCTTCGGCCACATCCGCCGCGAGTACGGCCTCAGCGAGGTCGAGTACCGTGCCCTCTTCTACGCGCAGGGCGGCGCCTGCTACGTGTGCCGCGAGGCCAAGGGCAAGACCAAGCGCCTCGGGGTCGACCACAACCACCAGACCGGCGAGGTGCGCGGCCTGCTCTGTACCGGCTCGTTCGACGCCAAGACCTGCAACCGGCTGATCGCCATCCTCGGTAGGCACGGCCTCCAGCGTGGCCTGGAGCAGCTCGGCTACGAGGTCACGTTGCTCACCCCGGTCGGGCCGCCGGCCCGGCGCATCCTGGTGCCGCTGCGCGCCGGGGAGACCACCCTGCCCTTCCTGTACAAGGAGGGCACCTTCGAGCTGTCCGACGTGGGAGGAGTTGATCTCGATGCATGAGGTGCTGGTGATCGGGGGAGTGGCGCTGCTCGCCTCGGTGCTGCTGGCGGTCGTCGTGATCGTGCTGTGCGCGGTGGCGCTCATCGCGATCAAGGCGGCGCGTCTGGTGCGGGAGGCGTGGCGCGGTGAAAGCTGAGCTGCTCTACGCCGTCGTCGTGCCGTCCGCGTTCGGGCTGTACTGGCTCGCCCGGTGGAGCTACGTCAACCATCGGGTCTCGCGCTGGAGGGCCCGTCATCGTGGCTGACCCGCACCCGGTGATCGTGCGCGACTGGCGCGGCCCGATCGTCGACTACCGCAACCCCGACTACTGGCGCCAGCGCAAGCCGGAGCCGCCGTCCTGGCCCGAGCATGACCCGATCCCGGAGGTGCTCGCCACCGACCCGCGGCCGGACGACGCGCCGGCCGACCCGCGGCCCGTGCTCGACCTCGTCAAGCGGGCGACCGCGGCCGGCTGGGAGGCCCGGGTCGGCTACTCCCGCGGCCCGGCCCGGGCGGTCCAGGTCAACACCTACAAGATGGTCGAGACGTTCGGCGTCTGGTCGGCCCGGCACCCCGACACCGGTTGGCGCCTCTACGCCATGTACGAGCGCACCATCGGTGCCGCCACCGGGTGGAAGTGGGCCCGGACCGGCATCTGGAGGCCCGGCCAGGGGGCCCGGTTCGTCGAGGCCAGCGTGACCGACCTCAAAGACTTCATCACGGTGCGCGGTTCGGTCCTGCCCTCATGGTTCAAGGCCATCCACGTCCGCGAGGAGCAGAAGAAGGCCAAGCAGCGGGTCGCCTGCCCGAAGTGCAGTCAGCGCACCCTGGAGCGCCGCAACGGCGAAACGCGGATCACCTGCACCTCCTGCGCGGCCACGCTCTCCCCCGACGAGTACAAGGCCCTCGGCCGCAAGCACACCACCAAGCCCAAGGAGGGGCTGTCATGAGCGCCCTCGACCTGATCGAACGGGCGAAGCAGCTGTCCCAGCGACTCACCAGCACCGATGCGGCCCGCCGCCAGGCCGAGCTTGCCGAGGATCTGGATCTGCGGGACATGCTGGCCAGCGCCACCGCAGACCTGGTCCGCGAGGCTGACCCGGCGGTGCTGCGCGCGATCGTGCTGATGTGGATGCTCCGTCGTACCCGGGTCGACGAGCTGCTCAACAACGCTGACCAGCTCGTCGACCCCAACCTGCTCGATGCCCTGAAGGGAGCATCATGAGTGACAAGCGTTCCGTCTGGAACACCCGGCTCGGCTCGAACGGCCCGCAGCGGTCCTACCGCACGCAGTGCAAGCTCGGCCGGCACGCCATCTACGCCGGTGACCCCGCCGAGTGGATGACCAGCCCGATGGGCCTGTCGTGCCAGGCCTGCATCGACAAGGCCAAGGCGGTGACCGCATGACCAGCCACTGCGCTGTCGGCGGCGCCGACTGCCCCGGGCACGCTCACGAGTCGATCGTGTGCTCCGGGCCGCCCCTGTCCGTGGCGCTGGGCACCCTCGTGGTGCACCAGCTCAACGTCCTGGCCCTGGAGCCGTGCTGCGAGCGCTGCTGCGACCCCTGCGGCGTGCTCGCCGACCTGCTCGTCACGGGCAGGCTGCAAAAGGTCATCGACATGGCCCCGCCCCACCTCGCCGAGCACGCCGCGGGTGTCACCGACGAGTGGCTGCGCTCCCGCTGGGGCTGCCAGAACAACCCGCCGTGCGAGGAGGCGTCATGATCACCCTGCGCTGGCCGTTCCGGCGGGCCGTAGTGTCGGCCCCCGTGGAAGACGCCGAACCCCTCATGCCCCTGCCGGCCGCGGAACCCCTGGTGTCGATGCCCGAGCCCGAGCCGGAGCCCGAGCCCGTCACCGACCCGCTCGCCCCCGACTGGCACGCCGAGGACGACGGCGTCGGTCCGTTGTTCTACGAGCGCGCCGAGCCCGCCCCGCCGGTCTGGTCGTGGCCCACCTTCACCCAGGCCTGGCCCGTCATCAACACCACCGAGGAGGACTGATGGAGCACAAGTGCGTGTGGCGGCTGACCGACGAGCAGCGCGCCGAGGCGCTGGGGGGTCTCAAGGATGCCCTGGCCGAGGTCGAGGCGCACGACGGGCCGGACGACCGTGAGGTGCGCCGACTGCTCGTGCTGTCCGTCGTGGCGCTGGCCGCGGTCGCCGGCCTGGAGTCCGGTTTCGCTGGCGGCCGGGCGTTCATCGAGCTGCCCACGGGCCAGGTCAGCTGGTCCCTGTCCATCCACTCGCGACCGTGGGATCACAGCCTCACGCAGCAGAAGCATGACCGGGTCCGTGAGTTCCTGGCCTCTTGACAGTTACCCAGATCTGAGTAAGGTGGTCTATAAGCGCAACGGATCGCCTGGCACGGAGTCATCGCCCTCGGGCAGTGAGAGCCGAATTGCTCGGAGATTGTTCGGCGCTTGCCGGGGACGGAAGGCGGATGCCGTGGCAGCCCGGAGAGACGGGACGAGTTGCAGAGCAACAGGAGCCGCCGCCGGGCGGCAGCTTCAAGCAGCCCGCAACACTATGGGGCACCCGGCACCATGGGGCGGTAGCGCAGCGGCATAGCGCGACGGCGCAGAGCGGGGAAGTGCGCACTTCCTGCGAAGCAGAGGTGTTTCTAGGCCACCTGACGAAGCCGTAGGTCGGAGGTTCGAGTCCTCCCCGCCTCACTCGTACTCCAGTCGGGAGAGGGCACCCGACACAGAACGCCCCTGGCTCGCCACCAGGGGCGTTCTGCTGTCCGTGGCTTACCCTGAGCATCGATCCCGCTCATCTCCCCCAAGGACGCCCCCATTGAGCGCGCGTATCTTCCTGCTCGCCATCGTGATGGTCACCGCCGTACTGGTGACCCTCCGATTGACCGATGTCATCCGCTGGTCCTGGTGGTGGGTGCTGTCCCCACTGTGGATCATCGCCCTGATCGTGATCAGCATCGCCGTGTTCGCGCTCGCCGCGCTCGCCGCCATGAACGACATGGAGGGCTGATGCTCTACATCCGCTCCTTGCGCGACCAGCCGCACCGGATGTCCAACCTGCCGGAGTTCGCCAGGTGCGGCGCCCTGCTGACGCGCGCCCGGCCGATCACCGAGGCGCAGGCGCGTGTCTTCCTCGGCGACGCGCGCTGCCCGAGCTGCTTCCCGTACGGGGGTCGGTCATGACCGCCGTGTGGGTCATCCTGGTCAGCGTCGCCGGCCTCTCCGTGATCGGCCTGGTGCTGACCTGGATCGACTACAAGCTCCGGCCGGTGCAGATCCTGGAGGTGGACGCGGACGGGCCCTGCCCCTGCCCGGACTGCCACCCCTGCGTGAAGCCGGGTGCGAACGTCACCGGCCATCACTCGCACGTGCTGGCGGCCCCTGGCACCGGCAAGTGGGTCGTGGCCCGGCCGCCGCGGGACACCTCGTGGTGGCGCCGCCGCAGGCAGGAGAAGGCGTGCGCCGGGACCGCCGGGCACTGCTGGCATGCCGGCGGCTTCATCGACTGGTGGTGCTGCATGTGCTCCGGCGAGGTCGACGGCATGCCGGACCAGCGCTGCATCTACTGTGTGGCCCGACCTTGACGCTTACCAAGAACGTGGTAAGCTAGAGGTGCAAGCGGGAGGGAACCTCCACCGGAGATGCGGAAACCTCGGGGCCTCAGGGCCAACGCGCCGGGACAGCGGACCACCCGAGTGATGCCGGGAGCGTTGGTTCCTCCGCTTGTGTCTGAGACAACTCCACAGTGGAAGGAACGTCCCATGGCGATGGGCAGGAACCAGGTCAGGGCCAACTCGGGCGACGAGCAGGACGTCATCGAAGGACGACGCCACTACTGCTACCTCCAGCGCGCAGGCGCTGCCGCCGAGATCAAGCGCCGGATGCGCCGCCGGGAGCGGCGCGCAGGCAAGGCCGAGGCCCGCAACGCGTGATAGACTTACCAAGTACGCCCCGGGTTGTCCTCTGCGAGAGCATGTGGCCCGGGGCACGGCTTTCTCCAAAGAACCCCCGAGGCGTGCGCGCCTCGGGGGTTCTCTTTGCCCTATGATCGCCGCGACGCTCCCGCAAGCGCCAGCTGCTCGTCCGCCACCGGTCTCCGTAGAAGATGGTAATCCCGCCGCGCTCGAAACGGAGATCATCTCGCCATGCGCTGTGTGCTGTGTTCCGATCGTGTGGCAGTCCGGCCAGCCACCTGCGACCCGTGCCGGTCGTGGCTGCCCCGGATGATCGGCGACCTTCGCATCCTGGCCGAGCAGCTGGCCACCCCGGAGCCGCCGGTGCGCGACGTCCGGGTGACCCCCGTGCGCGACCCGGACGCCCCCGCCTACGCCCTGCGCGACGAGGCCGGCCGCCTGGTGCTGCGCTGGCGCGACCCGGTCGCCCACGCCCACCCCGCCGGCCCGGTGCCCGGACTCAACCCGCAGCCCCGGGTGAGCGCCAGCCACGAGGCACCCGTGCCGATCAATGTCGGCGCTGTCGATCTCATGCTCGCGCCCCGGCGCGGCGCCGAGATCCAGCCCCCGCTCCGGCTGGACCCGGACGCGCCGCTGGTCGTGGCGCTGGAGGCCTGGGTCGACGACTGGCGCTGGGTCCGCGACGCGGGCGAGCGGCAGCCGACCCCGGCCGTACCGACGCTGACCTGGTGGCTGGCCGAGCGGGTGGAGTGGGCCTGCGATGCCTACTACGGCCTGGCGCCGTTCGCCGAGTCGGTGCGCCGGTACCGCACGGCGCTGCGCCGGGCGCTCGGCCTCAACGATCGGCCCGAGTACAAGGCCGGGGTCGCCTGCCCGAAGTGCAGCCAGCGCACCCTCTGGCGCCGCAACGGCGAAACGTGGATCACCTGCGCCTCCTGCGCGACCATGCTCTCCCCCGACGAGTACGCCACGCAGGTCACCTCCTTGCACAGAGCATCGACGCGCGGTACTTTTTAACGCGGCTGCATACCCGCAGTCTGTCTCGTGAGCGCCGGTCCACTTCGGACCGGCGTTTTTGCGTGCAGGGGAGGCGGCGGTGAACCTCGACGCCCTGGTGACCGCCCCGGAGATCCACGCAGTGATGCCCGACGTGACCCGTCACATGGTCGGCATGTGGGTGCGCCAGCAGCGGCTGACCGTTCGCGGTCGCCGCGGGCGTAGCCCGCTGTACCGCCTCGGTGACGTGCTGGCCGTCGAGCGCAACACGCGCGAGTCCGGGAGAGGCAGGCCCCGTGCCGGCGCCTGAGCGGCCCACGTGCCCCGGCTGCGCCGAACCGGTCGACCGCATGCAGCGATCCCCGGGCGTCGTCGCCGCCTACCCCTGCAACTGCTGGCTCACCATCGAGGCCGCCCGGCAGGCGGTCCGAGCCTGGCGTGAGCGGTGAGCGACCGCCTCGCCGCCGTCCTGGACTTCTGCGAGACGCGTGGACTGGACGTGGACGAGCCACCGTGGGACGTGGCCGCCATCGTCGTCCCGTTCGTCACGCTGGACGAGGACGAGCGGCTGCACTGGGACATGGACGCGCTCGTCCTCGCGTCCACCCGGTTCCGTCCAGTCCACGTGGACTACCTGCACCGGTTCGTGACCTGCCGAAAGGTCGAGACATGGGAATGACCCACGACATGGAGTGCTCGCACATCCTCAAGGCCTGGCACGAGGTGCCCCACCCCCGCTACCCTGCCCGCACGCACCTGGTTGCCCTGCCCCTGCGCTGCGGCCGGCTGCACGGCCACGACGGCGACCACGTACAGAGCGGCCGACGCTGGAGGTAGAGATGAGCGAACTCCTCGACCAGGAGCGGGCCGCGGTCGCCGCCGGCACCGCCGAGCCCTGCGGCCGGGTCTGTGACGCCAGCTGCCACGGCGACCTCGCCTGCCTGCGGGCCGTCCACCCGCAGGACCCGGACAACATGACGGCGCACCTCGGGTACACCGCCGACGACCAGCTCATCCAGTGGGTGCACCCATGACGGAGCAGGTCTGCCCGAAGTGCCAGGCGGTACACGATCTCACCAAGTGCCAGGCGCACTCCAAGATGCAGGCCGGCGGCCAGTGCCAGCGGCAACCCATGGCAGACCAGAAGGTGTGCGCCACCCATGGTGGGAAGGCGCCGCAGAACCTGGCCGCCGCCGCCACCCGCAACACCGACGAGAAGATCCGCAAGCAGCTCGGGCAGATCGTCTCCACCCCGATCGCCAACCCGCTCGCCACGCTCCAGGAGCTGGCCGGGGAGGCGGTGGCGTGGAAGCAGCTCTGCCACGATCACATGGCCGTGCTGGAGAAGATGCGCTACGGCACCGAGGGCGGCGAGGCCATCCGTGGTGAGATCATCCTGTTTGAGCGGGCCCTCGACCGCTGCGCCAAGATCCTCGTCGACATCGCCAAGCTCAACATCGACGAGCGGCTGGTCAAGGTGTCGGAGGGGCAGCTCGACCTGATGACCCGGGCGCTGACCGCCTGGATGGCCGAGACCGGCATGACCACGGAGCAGCAGTTGGAGGCGCGTCGCGGTGTCGCTCGGCATCTCCGTCTCATCTCCGGCTCCGGCTGACCCGTTCGGCCTGGCCTTGGCCGACCGGCTCGACCCAGCGGTGGAGACGGTACGGACCACCGAGGGCGCCGCCCGCTTCTACAACGACCCGGTGGGCTTCGCCGAGCAGTGCATCGCCTGGCCGGACGGCAAGGCGCTGACCCCGTACCAGAGCGAGGTGCTCGGCGCCATCCCGGTCAAGCGCCGGGTGTCGGTCCGCGGGCCGCACGGCCTGGGCAAGACCACCACCACCGCCATCGCCATCCTGTGGTTCGCGCTGACCCGCGACGCCGCCGGCCGGGACTGGAAGTGTGTGACCACCGCCGGTGCCTGGCGCCAGCTGATCCAGTACCTGTGGCCGGAGATCCACAAGTGGGCCCGGCTGATCCGCTGGTCCGTGCTCGGCCGCGAACCGCTCAACGAACACACCGAGTTGTTGGCGCTCAACATCAAGCTGCGCTACGGCAGTGCGTTCGCGGTCGCCTCGGACAACGCCGAGCTGATCGAGGGTGCGCACGCCGACAGCGTGATGTACGTGTTCGACGAGTCCAAGGCGATCAAGGGCGAGACGTTCGACGCCGCCGAGGGTGCGTTCTCCGGCGCTTCCGCCGACTCGGACAACGAGGCGTACGCGCTGGCCATGTCCACCCCGGGCGAGCCCAACGGCCGGTTCTACGACATCCACCGGCGGGCCTCGGGCCTCGACGACTGGTGGCCCCGGCACGTCACCAAGGCCGAGGCCATCGCCGCCGGCCGGATCACCGAGGAGTGGTGCCGCCGCCGGCACGAGCAGTGGGGCGACTCCGCGGTCTACTTCAACCGCGTCGAGGGCGAGTTCCACTCCAGCGACGAGGACGGCGTCATCCCGCTCTCGTGGATCGAGCAGGCCAACGAGCGCTGGCGGGCCTGGGACGAGGCCGGCCGCCCGGAGGTCGAGGGGCTGCGCGCGGTCGGGGTCGACGTGGCTCGCTCCGGCGCCGACAAGACCGTGCTGGCGCTGCGCTACGGCTACACCATCACCGAGCTGCGCCACACCTCCAAAGAGGACACGATGCAGACCACCGGCCGGGTCCGGGGCATCGTGGACGTCAACCCGAAGATGCAGGCCGTGGTCGACGTGATCGGCATCGGCGCTGGCGTGGTCGACCGGCTGCGTGAGCAGCGCATCGCCGTCGAGGGCTTCAACGCCAGCGAGGGCACCTCCCGCCGCGACCGCTCCCGGGAGATGGGCTTCGTCAACACCCGCTCGGCTGCCTGGTGGAACGTGCGCGAGATGCTCGACCCGGCCAGCGGCCTCGACGTGGCCCTGCCGCCCGATGACCTGCTCACCGGCGACCTCACCGCGCCGCACTGGCGCGTGATGTCCGGCGGCAAGATCCAGGTCGAGAGCAAGGACGACATCAAGAAGCGCATCGGCCGCTCCACTGACGACGGTGACGCCGTCACGATGGCGCTGTGGCCGCAGTCGGCCGGTTGGCTCGAAGTGAACAGGGTCGTACGCTGTGACTTCTGTGACCGGCCGTACCTCATCGACCTGCACCCCGGTCGTTGCCCGCACTGCAAGCGACCCCGGGAGGAGTAAGGCCTTGGCGATCGCAGTCCACGAGCGCGGCCCGGCCGATGGCGCCAAGGTGCGCATCGACGAGGTGGTGCAGACCCGCTACTACGCCCGCCCGGATGCGCGCACCTCGGATAGCTGGGTCACGCTGGCCCGCTACGTGTTCGTCCCGCCCCGCGATGGCGCCCGCTGCACCTACCGCTACACCGGCGAGGAGCAGGTGCAGGGCCCGCTGCCGGGCAGCCCCAGCGCGCCGGAGTGGTCTTGACCCGCGGTCGCCGCAAGGCGCGCCGCATGCGCCATGCGCTGCCGCCCGCCCCACCGCTGCCCGCACTGCCGCCCGCGCCCGAGCCGTCCACGGCGGTGCTTGATGATGTTGAACCGCCCACCTACCCGCGGCGACTCACCACCGAGGAACTGACCGGCGGCAAGGACGACGCGACACTCACCGCCGAGCTGGCCGCGCAGCTGCGGCGCATCCCGGCCTGCTCGCACTGCGGCGGCCGGCACACCCGAGCCTGCCCGCGCGTGAAGCGCATGGAGTTCCACCCCAACGGCGCGCTGGCCTCCGTCGAGTTCTGGGCTGAAGGCAAGTGGAACGACTCCGAGATCATCTGGCAGGAAGACCTGATTGACGAGGACTAAGGGGGTCTGATGCCACGCAACCCCCGGGCCATGGCCAAGGCGCTGATCGCTGCCAACCGTCCCACCGCTCCCGACCACGGCCTCGGAGGGTTCGGCGCCACCTCGGCCGCGCCGGGGCAGACCTCCCCGCTGGTGCAGAGCTACGCCGCGTGGACGTCCGGCGCGCTGCCGCGCGACCCGGCCACGTTCATGACCGGCTCGTTCGGCCCGCTCAGCCCGATGCAGCCGGTGCCGATCGACACCCCCAACCCCGACACCGACCGCACCGACCCCCGCCGCTGGCAGTACACGCCCGGCTGGAACATCCCGCACGGCACGCCCGGTGACGAGGGGCTCAAGCTCGCCTCGTTCGCCAACCTGCGCACCATCAGCGACACGTACAGCGTGGCCCGGGCCTGCATCCAGCTGCGCAAGGATGAGCTGCTCGGCCTCGGCTGGGACGTGGTGCCGACCAAGGCCGCCGAGAAGGCGATGCGCGGGGACCGGGCCAAGCGCCAGGAGTTCGACAAGCGGCGCGCCAGGATGGTCACCTTCTGGAAGCGCCCTGACCAGCAGTACTTCTCGTTCCGGGACTGGTTCTCCGTCCTGCTCGAAGAGGTGCTGGTCACCGACGCGCTGTCGCTCTACCTGTGGCCGGCCCGAGCCAAGGGCAAGGGCGTGATGGGCTCGAACCTGTCCCAGCTGGCCTCCATCGACGGCTCGACGATCCGCCCGCTGCTCGACGTGCACGGTGGCACCCCGCTGCCGCCCAACCCCGGGTTCCAGCAGTACCTGTACGGTGTCCCGCGCTCCGACCTGGTCACCATGCACACCGGTGAGGACGTGGCCGGCATGGGTGACGCGCTGACCCGCGAGTACCAGGCCGACCAGCTCATCTACCGGCCGCAGACGCCGCGGAACTGGACCCCGTACGGATTCGCGCCGATCGAGCGCGCCCTGGTGCCGATCCTCAGTGGCATCCAGCGCCAGCAGTTCCAGTTGAATTACTTCTCCGAGGGCTCGATCCCGGGCCTGTTCGTCTCGGCCGGCGACCCCAACGCCACCCCGTCCCAGCTGCGTGAACTCCAGGACGCGCTCAACGCGATGGCCGGCGATCCCGGCTGGAAGCACAAGATCATCGTGCTGCCGCAGGGTTCGCGCACCGACCCGCAGCGTCCGGCCGAGCTGGCCGGCACGTTTGATGAGATCATCATGACCCAGGTCTGCATGGCGTTCTCCGTCATGCCGATGGAGCTGGGCATCTCGCCGCGCACCTCCTCCAGCCAGTCCAACGGCGCCGCCAACCAGATGGCGAAGACCAGTCAGGACACCCAGCAGCGCAAGGGCAACATCCCGCTGCTGGAGTGGTTCGCCGACATCTTCAACCACGTCATCCAGGGTGTCTGCGGCCAGGACGACATGCAGTGGTGGTGGGAGGGCCTCGACACCGGCGAGGACGAAGAGAAGAAGGTCAACATCCAGAAGGCCCGGATCTCCGTGGGCCTGATGAGCATCGACGAGGGCCGCATCGAGGACGGCAAGCAGCCCTGGGGGCTGCCGACCACCTCGGACCCCGTGCTCATCACCGCCACCGGGGTCATCCCGTTCGGCCAGATCGACCCGAAGACCGGCCTCCCGGTCGGACACCCGGAGCAGCAGCAAGGCCTGCCTGGGGCACCTGGCGGCCCCGCTGCCGGCCCAACTCCAACGGCTGGACCGAAGCCACCCCCGAAGCCGAAGCCGGCCCCAGGGGGCGGTACAGCGGCCACTCCGGCGCACGCCGCCGCGCAGTCCAACGAGGCTGCCACCGCGTCGGCCAAGAAGCCCGCGCCGGCCGGATCGCCGAAGAAGACGGACGAGCCGAAGCTGAAGCCCGAGCCGGAGTCCGCGACCAAGAAGCCCGTGCAGAAGGTCGACACCTTCGCCGCCCTGCGGGAGCTGGACCTGCTCCGGCGCCGGATCATCAAGGGCCGCGGTCTGGACGACTGGACCGTGGAGCACCTCCCGGCCGACCTGTTCGCCACCCTCGACGGGACCAGTGTGTCCATCGACCGGGCGCGGACCGCGGTCAAGGGCATCGGCCTGCGCCAGCGCCGCGAAGAGGCGGTCGGCGCCGGCCAACAGCTCGTCGTGGACGGCCTGCGGCAGCTCGCCGCCGGGCTGGAGGCGGGCACCGTGGCCACCCCCGTGTTCGTGGACGCGGCGGTCGACGTGCTGCGCGGCGGCATCCGGTCCGGCCTCGGCGCCGGTGCCGGCCATGCGCTGGCCGACCTCGGCCACCGCTCCCCCTCGCCGGTGACCAAGTACGCCGCCTCCTACAACTCGCGGTTCTTCCAGTACGCCGACGCCGTGAAGTCCGGCTACGAGGCCGGCCGCGGGCTGACCACCATCGCCACCGGCGACGGCAAGTGGCTGGCCCGCTGGGACACCACCTCGGCCCGGCCGTGCGACCTGTGCAAGGAGCGCAACGGCCACACCTACGAGATCGGCACCATCCCCGGCTACCCCGGCATGGGCGGCTTCGGCCCCGGCGCCACGGTCTGCCGCGGGGGGACCAACTGCAAGTGCGAGATCACCTACATCCACACGCCCGACGCCGACCCGGCGCCGGACCCGCAGCAGGTGGCCGCCCGCCGGGCGATGGCCGCCGCCATGCCCGCGCTCGTCAAGGGCGCGGACAGCGTCGCCACCGACCCGGACGCCTATGAGGAGTTCCTCGACGGCGTCGCCGAGACGATGGCCGAGCAGCAGCGGCCGTACCTGTCCAAGCTGCTCCGGGACCTGCTCAACGCCGGCAGCGTGGCCGCCACGCCGCTGTCGATGGCCCGCGGCGCAGTCTCGCCGAGCACCGTGGTCGAGGCTGGCACCGCGGTCGCCATCGCCGGGCAGGTGCACTCGCAGCAGGAGGCCGCGCCGGTCACCAAGCACGCCGGGCACGCCGACCTCACGCACGAGGTGTACGCGTACCTGGCCCGGCAGTACCCGGCCGACGTGCTGGAGTGGGTCAAGGATGCGCACTGGCACGCCCCGGAGACGGTGGCGCTCGCCGACATCGACATGGCCCGCCGGCCCGGTGGGGCTCGCGATCAGGACAAGGTGGACAGCATCGAAGGCGCCCTGGACGCCGGGTATGCCGTGCACCCGATCGTGCTGGTCCGCACCCCCGCGGGCCTGCCGTACCACATCGCGGACGGCTACCACCGCACGGCGGCCCTGGCGCACGCCGGCAAGGCCACGGTCGAGGCGTACATCGGTGACGTCACCTCGGACGACGGCCCGTGGGGCGCCCAGATGAACCGGGCCAAGCTCACCAAGGCCGAGGGCCCGGACGCCGCCGGCATCGCCGTGCAGGCCAAGGACACCGGCCGGGTGCTCATGTTGCAACGGGCCGTCGACCCCACCGACCGCGCAGGCGGGCTGTGGGAGTTCCCCGGCGGTCGCCGCGAGGCCGGCGAGGACCCGGAGAAGGCGGCCCGCCGCGAGTTCACCGAGGAGACCGGCCTGAAGGTGCCGGACGGGAAGATCACCGGCACCTGGACCAGCCCCAACGGCGTCTACCGCGGGTTCGTGCTGCGGGTCAAGCATGAGGCCGATGTCGACGTCTTCGGCGAGCGCGACGCCGCGGTGAACCCGGACGACCCGGACGGCGATCACGTCGAGGCGCTGGCCTGGTGGGACCCGCGGCAGCTGCACGACAACCCCTCGGTGCGCGGGGAGCTGGCCGCCGACATCGCCCACGTGCTGTACGTGCTGCACCCGCCGGAGGTCGAGAAGGGGCAGCGCTACCGCCACGGGTGGATCCCGATCGCGCCGGAGGACCGCAGCCGCTCGTGGGACTCGATCGAGAAGGACTACGGCGGGTTGCTGGACAGTGCCGACTTCCAAGACGACGGCGCGTCGGTCGGCGCCCACGAGGACGGCAGCGTAGTGATCGTCTTCCCCGGCCTGCGTGAGCAGCACTGGGACGACTTCGCCGCGATGACCGCGGACGGCGCCCGGGACATGGCCGACCACATCGAGAAGGCGCTTGACCTCGACCACGAGAGCACCCCACCGAGCCCGAACGGGCTCGTTGACTGGACCCTCGACGACGACGGCGCGCTGTACGGGGTCGACGAGGGTGGCGACATCCGCATCGGCGTTCCGTCCAGCGACGGACGCCTCGACGAGACCGACCTGAGCCGGGACGACGCGCAGCGGCTCGCCGATGGCCTCCGGGACATGGCCGACGTTGCGGGGGAACAGTGACGCTCGATACGAAGTGGCAGCCGCCGGCACGCCACATCCGCCACGACGTGCCGGCCGAGCGGTACACCGCCCCGCCGGCACAGCAGCTGAAGGTCGCCCACGCCGTGGCGTTGAAGGTGGAAGAGGGAGCCGTGGGCGAGCATCGCGCCCGGCACCTGATCCGCTGGTACGAGCACGGCGAGGGCGCCGCCCGCATCGGCTGGGGCGCGCCCGGCGACTTCGCCCGGTGCGTGGCCATCGCCTCCGAGCACATGACGGAGGAGCAGGCCAAAGGCTTCTGCAACCTGCGCCACCACGGCGCGCTCGGCATCTACCCCGCCACACATGCCGCCGCTGAAAGGGGCCACGGTGTTTGATCCTGACGAGGACCCTGAGGAGCAGGTGGCCTACCTCGTCCGCCTGACCAAGTCAGCCGATCGGGTGCTGGCCGAGCAGGCGCGGGACATGCTCGACGAGCTGGTCACGAAGAAGTTCGACCCGAACCAGCTGCGCGGCCCGGACGGCCGGTGGATCCACATCGGCGGGGGCTCGGTCGGCTCCCGGGTGCACCACCCCGAGCATGGCTCCGGCACCCTGACCCACATCCAGCAGGAGTCCGACCACATCCGGCCGGACGGTGCCGGCTTCTCCCATCGCGCCGGCTCTGCCACCGTCCAGTTCGACAGCGGCGGGAAGCACACCTTCGAGCACCGCCCGATGCCGGGTGGAGGCGACTTCCGCGAGGACGTGCGCGCTCGGGGCCGCAACCTGACCCAGGAGCACCGGGAGACCGAGCGGTTCGCCCGGCAGGAGCAGGGTGCCGGCGAGTTCGACGCCGCCATCCGGCAGGCGCGGCAGGCCAACGCCAAGAAGCCGATGACCGATCAGGAGTTGGCCGACCGGGCCAACCTCGTGGAGAAGGCGCTCACCAAGGAGACGGTGGCCAAGTACAACTCGGCCACCCTGTACAAGACCGATGGCAAGTGGACCCCGGAGCGGCGTCGGCAGCAGGAAGAGATCGCCGACCACATGTACGCCCAGAGCGCGCATGTGCCGAGCGAGGGCAAGGCGGTCGTCACCGGTGGCCTCTTCGGCGCCGGGAAGACCACGACCCTGCGGGGCCACGCCGGCATCGATCCGAACGACTTCGTTGCCATCGCCCCGGACGACGTCAAGGAGGAGATGGCCAAGCGGGGCATGGTGCCCGAGATCCCCGGCCATCCCGAGCTGTCGATGATGGAGCGGGCCACGCTCATCCAGCACGAGTCCGGCATCATCGCCGAGATGGTCGCGGCGCGGGCATACGCCGACCACAAGAACGTGATCTGGGACATCTCCATGGGTAGCGGCGCCGACTGGATGAAGAACGACCTGATCCCCGACCTGCGCAAGCGGGGCTACGGCAACATCAAGGGCGTGTTCGTGGACATCCCGGTCGAGACCTCCGTGCAGCGGGCGATGGGCCGCTACCGCAAGGGCATGGACGAACTGCGGGCCGGCGAGGGCTTCGGCGGCCGATACGTCCCGCCCGCCCTGATCAGGGCCATGAAGACCCCCGATGGTGGCTCGGTCAACCGTGGGATCTTCGAGGACGTCAAGTCGCACTTTGACGACTGGTCGCTGTTCGACAACGGCGGCAGCGCGCCGGTGCACGTGGAGTCGAAGGGATAGCCTGAAGCCATGGCGACAGTGACAGAGATGCTCGACCGCCTCGCGTCGGGCAAGGCCACCCTCGCCCAGGTGGCCGCCGACTTCGCCACCCGGAAATGGGTGAAGCCGAAGCCGCTCACCGAGGCGCAGACCTGGGGCCTTGAGGATCTCCCGCCGACCGACCCGAACAGCTGGGACGCGGTGACCATCGACCCCCGGGTGACCCCGGCGCAGTACCAGGTGCTGTTCAACGCGGCGAAGAACACTCGATAGACCCCCCACACCCCCCCCCTGAACGCCCCGGCATCGGTCGGGGCGTTTTGCATGCCCCAGCACGCGCGGAAGGAAGTTCACATGATCGCCGATGACCTCGACGTCGATGACATCGACGAGCAGGTGGCGTACCTTACCCGGCTGACCAAGTCAGCCAACTACGCCGTGCGGGAGCAGGCGCAGGACATGCTCGACCGGCTCGCCCTGGTTGACCTGGAGAAGGTCGGCCCGAAGGGCTACATCCACGGCTGGATTCACGTCGGTGTGCCGGCGGCCGGCGAGCGGGTGTTCCACCCCGAGCACGGCCACGGCACGGTCAGCCGGTCCGGCAAGCGCACCGTGGGCATCAAGTTCGACAACGGCAAGGAGCACTCGTTCGAGCACGCCAAGGGCTCCGGCGAGAGCTTCGCGCAGCGAGTCGATCGCCGCCGCCGCTCGCCCGGCTCGGCCGAGGTGCACGGCCACATGGA